TTTGAAAATCTTAAAATTGAAGAACCTAAAGCCACTTCCTTCATAATTCCTGCCGCTTGTTCCGTTGGTACAAACCCGTTTAATGCATCTTTTAACATTGTCATTATAATTTCCTCCTAAATATTAGCCTCTTTTGGCTTGATTATCTTTAATCGTTTGAAAAAAGCTTCCGCCACCACCTTGAGCGCCGCCACCTTTCCCAAAATTTCCCTTACCACCCGTTCCACCTGGTTCGGGCGTTGTTTCTGCTGCTTTGAAAATAAAAGAATTATCTTCATTCGCTCTCAAGGTTTCGTTCTGTTCTTTAATCCCAATTACCTCGCCGTCAACAAGCTTTACCTTTTCTTTGTCCAATAAAGCAACTGCTGCCTTGCGCTTTGACTCCGATAAATCGCTAAAAGTTAATTCGATTGCCGATTGAATTTTAGTGCTTTCAAGCTGCTGTTTAAGTGTCTGATTTTCCTTTTCCATTGCCGCTATTGCTTCTTTTGTGTCGTCGTCGCCAACCGCCTTCTTTAACTTCGCTAAATCTTTGTCGTTTTGGTCTATGATTGAGTTCAACGATTTAATTTCTTCGTTCTTTGCCTTAACTCTCGATAAAGGAACAAAATTCTCGTCATCAAACATCACTTTCTTTTCGCCTAATGCTGTTTCAAATTTCTTCAATTCTTCGTCCGATAAACCCTTTTCAAGCAAATACTTCTTTAATTCTTCATTCATTTTTAACCCTCCTAATATAATTCCTATACGCTTCCTTACGGGAACGACTCGCCAAGGTCTTGTTCTTTTAACGTCTGCAATACAAAAAAGACGATTTTGTTTAATTAATTTTTAAAATTCCTTCATCAAGCATTTCTAAAATTTTTACTTCCCCTAATTTTATAAGTTTTTGCCGTGCTTTTTCAACTTCCATTCGCGTATCAATTAAATGTTCGTCTAAAATGCCTCTTACTTTTTTCTGATTTTCCAAATTTTCAAACCAATATAATGGAATATACATTATTTTACCCCAATCTTTTTCATCGCCTGGACTATTGCATGATTGTACATCATCTGTTGATTTCCGCCGGCGCTTTGTATTTTTTCGTAGCTTGTACCGTCGTCCATTGCGTCAACCACGTCCAAAATGTCAACAATCATATTCTTTTTATAAACAACCAGGTCCTTATGTGCCTTTAAATAAACATCAACAATTTCTTCAACATTTCTTTCAATATACTTATTATATTGTAAATAATAGCCTTTGTCTAGGACTACATCGTCAAGCTGCTTTATAATTCCGGCCCAATCCGCCTGGGCTTTACTTCCAAATCTAAAATCGAACGCCGTTGCCCCGACATCATAAAAATCTTCAATATGTTTAAACGCTTCTATGCGCTTTAACTTTGGAACCGTATGTGCCATATGCGTCGTATAAGCTGACGGCAAATCGTCCGCCAATCCTGCTGCCTTCGCAATATAATGGCCCGTACTTTCCGCAAACACGTCGTCAATATAGGCCCAGCCTTTAAAGCCTCCCAAGCCTTTGGTTTCAATAATCGCAAAATCTGATTTCGCATGATACATTTCATGGAAAATCGTTTTAACTCGGTCGTCAAAATCTCTTGCCATGCTGCTGTCCAATTCCAACATTACGACGTGCAACCTGGCCTTCGCTTCGTCTGCAAAATTCTGCATATCCATTCCACACTGGCCATTTGCACCTCTTAACTTCGATATGCTGATTGGCGCGTCCATTTTTTCAACTTTTGCAATTTCCTCCGCCAATTCTTTGTAACTCGCATTATCCGTCAAGTCATTTTTAACATAATAATCAACTTTTTCTTTAAAAGTCGATACTTTTGCTTTATTCGCCTTCTCAATCGAATTTCTTCTTAATGCTAACTCGTCGATTGGCGGTTTTTGCTCTTTGGCTGGCTTCTGCTGCGCTGCCGTCTTTTGGGCTGCCGTTTCCTTTGCCTTTTTATTTCCGGCTGCTGTGGCGCCGTTTTGGGCTTTGCTTGCGGCCTTTCCTATTGGCGTTTGCATAAAGTCTTTCCCGTTTTTCTCAAACCATTTATCAAGCATTTCGTTTTCGTCCCCGTCCAACCAATCTCGCAACTCCTGGCCGACTTCCTCTAAATTTTTTTCAATAACTCCCGACTGACTGCATAAGCAATTCGGATGTGGAACCGGCATTGCTTCCACCGGGAAAACTCCAACCCCAAGGTCGTAATCGTCCTGCTCCGCAAAATCGTCGCACTCGTCCGGTCCAAAAGGCCGTATTTGCCGTTCATAATGCGCCCCCGAAAGTTCCCAAAGCATTCCATTAACAAAAGGGTTCTTCCCGCAGCTTCGTCTGTTTGCTTCTGCATAACTGTGATTAATACTCGTCCGTGCTAACCTCAAAGAATTGTATTCGATTTGTTTCTTGCTCGTCCCGCCGTAAATTTTACTCCATGCAATATCCTTTTTAGCCCCTGGATTAACATATTTTTCCAAATCCTTTGCGAATTCAACGGCTCCTTTTTTCTCTGTTATGGCCCGGTTCAACATATGCTGTATATCGTTGTCCATTTTTTTAACGTCCCACCAAATACGCTTTGAAAGGCCTTTATTGTCTTTATAAAAGCCGCCGTTCAATATTTCGTCGGTTACGTCCGTCTGAACCTTGCTGAAAACACTCTTGAAGCTGTTGTTTATGTCTGCCCCGTATTTCTTCCCAACCTCATTAAAAAAATTCACCTGGGCCGAGACTCCAGCTTTTGCTGCTTGTTTTAAACCACTAACATTCGACTTCAAAAGCTTCCCTTGCAAAGTAGAAAGTTCTTTGTTGACTTCTTTCTTAAAATCCACCAAAACCCTTTCCGTAAGCGTCCCCGCTGCAACTTTCGATGCCCGTTTTTCCAAGGATTTCGCGGTTTCTTTGTAGATTTTCAATATTTCTTCATTTTGCTTCTTCAAAATCTTCATTTCTTTGTTTCTTGCCGCCAAAATGCCTTGTACATAAACGCTATTATTATTCATCGTCTAATTCACTCTTAACTCCTCCCATAAATGCGTCCTGGAACATTGTTTCCTCCACTGCTATCTGCTGCAATTCTTTTTGTGCTGCTTCGTCGTCCATATTGTGCCACTTTTTAAGATAATTCAACTTTGACTTCAATTTCGAATTCACTTCAAGCATATCATTTTCTTTTTCTGTTTGGTCGTCCTCCGGTAACGCGTAACGGAGTTTTATTTTTACATCAAAATCAAAATCCGTATCCAAACTCTTATCCACAAACTTCGAATGCAAAATAAGAGCCCTTTCAGCCAAAAGTTTTAAATTTGGTTCCCAATTTACCCACTTTTCATTGGCCCGTGTAATCTGTTGCCAATAAAGAGCCTCCAAACTCTTGCCTGAATGCATTGACCCTTTCAGCTGCTCCAACGAAACATTCGGTATATTTAACGCGTCATACATATCATTTTTGTTTCTGTCTAACGAATTTTCCAACCGTTCATTGTAATTAAAACTGGCTTCCGCTCGTTCATAATCCGCCGTACCCTCCAAGCTGTCGCTTTGTAAATCAATCACGGCCCCTGGTGATATTTTTGAGTTCTTAACCGTATCTTTCGACGCGTTCTTAAAAACTCTTTCCGGGAACATATTAAATCTTAGCGCGTCTGCGTCGTCTGACTTCAACTTGTTATACTGATTTTGGTTCTGCATAATTTCTCTAACGTCTGACTCGCCAATCAAATCCCCGGTAAGCCCGTCATTTACAATAACAACCGACGGTATAAAATCAACCTTCAAGTCTTCTGCTTCCTTCGTATTCTCAACAATCGTCCCGTACCCGTTGTAAATTGCTTCCGAAAGATAACAACTACCCTTATCCAAAAGATACGTCTGCTTCCAAATCCTCTGCGCGCTTTTGTCTTCCTCGTCATTTAATCCATAAAAGAAAACAGTTTTTTTAAGAACGTCTACGTCTTCCGGGTCCGTATCATAAATAAATTCTAAACTCGGTCTGAAAATTATCTTCGTTTTTTCCCCGTCCGAAACAACTTTTCCTGCAATTCTTTTTCCAATAAAGCAATCCCGGGCCGCTTTTATGATTTTATCCTTGAACAACGACTCTCTTAAAATCTCGTCCAAAACCACCTGCAATTTCTCGGCCTTTTCTTCGTCCTTGTCATCAATCGCCTTCACAGTAAACTCCGGCGTACACGAAAACATGAACCGGGCCTCCTCTTTTATCAACTTTTTAATAAAATTTGTAACCTGCATTGTTGGTGCATAATCCAACCCCGCTGGTAGGCTCCACCTCTGCCCTTCGCCGTCGTAAACTTTATACATTTCAATAATATCCCGCATATCTTTTAAAACTTTGCTACCGTAAAGGCCGTCTATTTCCTGGCTTATAACTTCTTCAAAATTAATCACTTTTTACCGCGCCCCCTCTCTCGATAGGTTCTCTCTTGTACTCGCATTAAACATCACCGTATTTACAAAATATCTTATTAAGTCCATGTGGTGGTCGTTTTCTTTCAACGGCTTATCCTCGCCCCTTAGCTGTGCCTTTTCGTCCCAAATATAGACCGAAAATTCTTCAATCGGTTCCTTGCAATTCTCACAAATAATCAACCGCTTAGTTTTCAACGCCGTCGAAACATTTCTAATACCGTTCAATACCTCATTATTGGCCCTTATAACCGTTAACCCTCGCTTTTTCAACGCCACAATAAACGACGCTGCCGAAGGGTCTATTATAATTTTTGTTTTTTTCGCTTTTGCTAACTTTTTTTCAACCTCCGTCAACTGATTTCTAAGCTTAATTACCGTCTTTCTATAAAAATCAACTTCCGGTTCTTTTCTCAACTTCGCTGTATAGACTTTCAACTTAACCAAAACCGTATCCAACTCCGCGGCCAAGTCCTCATATAAAAACTTTTCCATTTCGTCTGCGTATTCCTCGTCGGTTTTTTGGTGTCCGGTTTCTCGCCCGCTGTGGTGAAAACTTTCCGTCATATACCAGCGATTGGTCCCTTTCAATTTTTCGAACTTCCCAAACCCCGTTGGGTTCTGCGTCCCGTAATCGACCGCAACAACTTTTTCTGAATATGGTCGGCTCGAATTTCTTGCCACATTATTTTCCTCTGAAAACATACTGTAAATAACGCCTTCCGCAAGTACCCAAAGTCCTTTAATAAACCGGTCATAAAATATCCCACTATATGACATTTTTATGTTCTTTTTGTACTCCTCTGAAATTGCGTTGTTATCGTCCAATTGAAACTTCCAATGTTTGTATCCTTTTTCGGCTGCCTTGTCTATATAATCTTTTTTAATATCGTGAAAAGGGCTGTCCGGGTTCGTCGTCCAAATCGCCTTGGCTCCGTCAAGCGACATTCTATTTATTGCCTGCTTTATGAACGCCCCGTGATGAAGCGTGATTTCATCAGCGTACCAACCGCCAATCGTCATACCTCTTATTTTTCCTTCGTCGTTGGCCTTGCCTGCACCTCTGCAATAGCAAACTTTTTCCACACCGCCGGCCTTTATAATTAACTGCGCGCCACCCTCGCTGCTTTTCTTGTATCGGGCCACGTCTTCCCCCAATATTTCCTCAATATCTTTTATAACATTTCTATAAAGAGAGTCCGTACTTTCCCCCGACATCAAAAAGTATTTGTGCGGCGAAGCAATAACAAAATTTATCCAACTTACGTCGGCTGCAATCGTCTTTCCCGAACGAACCGCTCCTTCTAAAATATTTATAAAAGAATTGGCCCCGGAAATAACGTCTAATTGTTTTTTCGAAAACGGTTTAAACTCAAAAGCCATATTTTAACCCTCGCTTTCAAGCAACTTCGCGCTTTCTGTAATAGCTTTCGCAAGCGCCTCGATACCGTCGTCCGTTCCGCCACCGCTCTTGAACTTCTGAACCTCGAACCGTAATCTTTCGACCTCCAACTTTTCTTTCTCTTTTTTAATCCGGTCTTTAATCATATGAATATCCCAATCCATAGCCTTGCAATTTGCCAATATTTCAGAAGATATTTTCAGCTGCTTCAACCGCTCAAAAGAACACGCCGGCTTTCTCAATTCGTCCGCAACATTATATCTGATATATTTATTCAACTTGTCATACTCTTTTATCAAAATTATTTCTTTTTCTGCTGCTTCCTCCGCGAACTCGTTTTTTAATTTCTCTTGTATCTTTCTTGTAACCGTGCCGTCTTCCTTTACGTCCTTTAAACGCCGCCTAAAATAAGCATAGACGCCTCCAAATTTTTCATGTTCCTCTTTGTACCTTCCATACTTCAAGGCCAAATCTTTAATCCCGGCGCCTGCTTGTCGTTCGGCTTTAATCTTCTTCCAATCGTAATTACTAGCCATACCCACCAACTCGCTTTATATTACTCAATATATTCGAAAAAAACGCCTTTTGAGTCCTTTTTAATTGCCACGTTTTTCAACATTATGGCCGGATTAAAAGTGCTCTTTGTCTTGTAATACTCCTCATATAAATCTTGAAGCGTCTTCCGCTTGCTTTCCCAATATCCTCGCTTGTTCCCCGCATTCCAATTTAATTCTGAAACGCTAATTTCTTTAAAAAAGTCCGGCAACCGATTAATAACGTCGTCCCGGTAAAGTTTCCCTTTTTCTCTTAACTCAAACACCAACTCCGATATATTCCACTTAAAAAAGCTTTGGAACTCTTTATCCGCCGGGCTGATACCACAACAATTCGGGTAATCCCCAAACTCTCTTATCTCATTCTCGCCGCAATAAAATTCAATTCCATACTTATGCGCATACTCTTTTATTTTCTTTGCATATTTCGCTTTCGTCGCATAATTCAACATACGGTCCCGGCCTTCAATATTGTCGTGTTTTTTATATTCTTCAACAATGTCAACGCCCAATATCCTGCTCAAACTGTCAAAATCGTCTGACATCGGCTGCTTTAAAAACTCAACAACTAATCCGTCGGCTATGTCTTTAATCGCCTCAAAATATCTCTCAAAGTCTTCTTCCTCCGTAAACAACCAAGGTATAAAAGGCTGTAATCTGATAATAATTTTTTTCACCTTGCCCTTGTACGCCTTTAAATTATAAAGTCGCTTTTCTATCGGCGGTAAATTCGGTTCAATCGCTCGGGCCTTTTCCCCAAACCCAATAAAACTAAATTGCATAATATGGTTCCCATCTTTCATATATTCCGCGTATTCCGGTATCGGGTTCTTCGTGCTCCAAATACAAGGGTAATCCCCAATCTCTTTTATGAATTCAAGCGAATGCCGCTTTTTTTCCTCAACTTTATACGGAAAAGGGTCCGCCATGCCGCCTAGGTGTATCGGCTGTCTAGCTTTCATTGCTTTGTCAATCAGCCTTGCGCCTCCTGGCGTCTTTGACTTATTTACAACACTTGAAAACTTTCTCGGTTCTGCTATCTCATAATTTCCAATATAATTCGCCTCATTGCTAACTTTTACAAACGCCCTTGCAAAGCAATAAGCGCAACCATGCGGGCAACCCGAATAAGTGTCCATGCTCAACGGGTTTGAACACAAAGGCAACTGACTTGTAATCCTAAAATTATCATTTTTCATTTCTTAGTCCTCCTCCAAAAGTTCCAACAACTTTAACTCAAATCTTTCCCCTTTTACTTTGTGCTTCTCTTTAAAATCCAAAAGGTCATGCAGCTGGTCCTTGCTTAAATTCAACGTAATCTGTGTGAACTTATTTTCCGAGTCCTCAAATAAATCGTTGTCAATTTCTTCCTGGTCCGTTTCGTAATCAAAATCCATAGCCGCTGCGTTCGCGTCTAAAAAAATGTCAATCCCTTCCAGGTAATCCGCAATCCCCTTCATTTCTTCTGCCAACTTTTCAAAATCCCACTCCGAGTATTCTTGCACCTTATTATCAACAATTCTAAATTCTTTCAATTCCGCCTCTGATAAGTTTTTTTCTACTATGGCGGGTATTTCTTCCAGCCCAATGTTTATAGCTGCCTCATACCTGGTGTGGCCCGTAATAATGGTATAATCTTCGTCAACTATTATCGGAACTCTGAACCCAAAAGCTTTTATGCTCTGTTCAACCTTTTCAATCGAATTTTCGTTTATCCTTGGATTATTTTGATACGGCTTAATTTTCTCTACGCTAATATGCTCAACTTTCACTTAAACCGCCCTCCTAATCTTTTCAATCAAAAATTCTTCCAGGCTGTAATAATCTGACTCCGTATATTTTTCCATAACAAAATCTTTTTCCCTGGCCGTTAATGCCAAATCAAAACTTTTTACCGGTTCGCCGCTTGCTTCCCCCGGTTCCCCTGGCTCCCCAAAATCTTCAATATCCCCTTGCTCAAACCCCTCTAACTTATATTCAAAATCAAATTCTTCAAAATCAAAATCTTCAAGTTGCATTATGGCCGCTAATTCGTGCTCCAGCCGGTCGTAATCCCACATTGAATAATCGCTCACCTTGTTGTCCACAATCCTAAACGCCTTTGCTTGTTCCTCCGTTAAATCATACGCCAAAACACAAGGAACTTTTTTCAGCCCCAATTCAATGGCTGCCTTGTACCTTGTATGGCCCGTAACTATAATATTGTTTTTTTCCAAAACCAACGGAACTTTGAACCCATATTTCTTAATACTGGCCGCAACCTTTTCCACGGGCAAACCGTCGTTTTTCCTCGGATTGTTTTCATAAGGCACTATGTCCTCAATTCCAACCTCAATAATTTTCATGTACCCCTCCCTTTTTAAAAATCTTTCTGCTCCCGTCCGCTTCCGCGTCAGCCCTATAATTTATTATAAAAAAATAACCCAGGAGTTACCTGAGTTATTCTTATAGGGAGAAAAAACTAGAAAAAATGTGTTGCCGGAATTTGGACTTGAAAAAAATATTAATAAATATTTTTCACACTTACACCTTATCACCGTTTTCGCCCTTTTAAAAGGACACGTTTTAGACATCGTTTAAATTTGTTCTTCGGGAAACAATATAAAGTCCGTTGTAACCTTTAGTATCCCCGAAGCCATTCTTAGCTGGTCCATGTCCGGTGAATTTTTACCATTCAGCCAATTATAAATCGTTTGATTTGTGGTTCCCATTTCCTTGGCGAACTCCGTCGGGCTAATCCCCCTAATCGCCATAGCTGCCTTCAATCCATTTAGCGGTTTGAACTTCGTTTCTTTTTCCATAAAATAACCTCCTATTTTTCTTCCAAAATTGCTACAAATACTAACCCAACCGGTATCGCCCAAAGAAAGGGCATTGTCTTAAAAGCGTAAATCCAAAATTCTAAATAACTCATTTTAACCCCTCACTTTTCAACTTTTCAATAAATGCTTCCGCTTCGGCTTTGGTCTCAAAAGTTTTCACAATACCAAAAGAAGCAACTGCGTATCCGTAATCTTTTTTCAACACCGAATATTTTTCAACCGGCGTTTTCAAAACTTTATACTCTTTTTTCATTCCGCCCACCCCCTTTATTTGTAATCGTGAAACTTCGAAAATTCATTAAAGAAATGTTTCGTTCTAACATTTTCTTTCTTAAAATCGCGAACCTTCTCGTAAATTTCTTTATACTCTTGGTAAACAACTTCAATATCAACCGCCTCCAATTCCGTCATATGATCTCGCCGCCGCTTAACTATAACTTCAATCTTCGACTTGTATTCCTCATAATCAAACTTCCCACCTGGTGAACTTACATAAATCATTATCGTATTGTCCCCATATTCCGGGCCGTGGGCCGTGTCGAAACAATAATTACCAGCAAGCATAATAATAAAATCGTCGTCGCTCTGCCAACCAAATCTTTCTTTGATGTATAGATATTCATGTATTTTTTTCAACCGGTTCTCTAGCCACTTATTTACGGCTTTACCGTCGTAATCCTTTAGGCTCTCAACCTCTGAAAATAACTTCTCTAACACTTCTAAATCTTTGCCGTATATTTGCTTATCTTTTTTAAACTGCCACTCTAACGTCTTAAATGCTTTCATTTTTTCCCTCCATTTTTATTTTCCCCAAATGCTGTTCCGCTTCTCTCTTAGTCTTAAATGTTTCTAAAACGTCCCAATAATTAACCCCTCTGTCGCTTTTGAATATGCAAACCTGGTAACCCATTCCCCTTGGTAACTCATAAACTTGATACCTCGCCATGTCAAACCTCCAATTTTTTAAAATAAGGGCCGCGCCTTGCGGCCCCTGGTTCAGCTTATCTTAACTCAAAATCTAAAAACATTTCCATGTCTGCTTCTCTTTTATCGTCACACAATGTGAAGTATCTCACGTTCTTATAAATAAAGCTGTATTGTATATTGCTGGCCCCGTCGTCGTAATCGATTTTTCTTTTTTTTAAATCTTCCAAACTTATGTCCACATTTTTTCTCAAAACCGCGCTTTTAAATACTGTATAGAACCCTTCTTTTTCTGACGGGTAAAGCATTCCTAATATGTCATTATTGTCGCCGTTTATAGTAGCCATAATCCCCTTACCCATTGGGTCTAATTGCCCAGTGCTTATTGTCCAGTTGTTTAAAATTTCTAAGTTTTTCATTTCTTCCTCCTAGTTTTCTTTCCTATGTTTCCCACATAAGTTTATTATACTTGAATTATTATAATAATCCAAGTATAATTTGTATTATTTTTATTTTATTTTTATTTCACTCTACGAAAACCTTCGCAAGTTCTTTTAAAAACTCCATTACGCTGCCGTTTAAAAAATCTATTTTAACCAATTTATTTTTAACTTGTTGCTTCTGCCGGTCGTCCAACTGCTTTATAAACTCCACAACCACCTCCGCCGGCATAATATGAAAATTACCGGCCTCCGTTGTAAATTCAAACGTCCTCCAAATTTCGACTTCTTTTTCCTCTAAAAATGTATCCAACCACTTATCAAATTTCATTTTTTACCTCCCCAGGTATTAGTCTAATTCCTTAGTAAATTCTTCCGCCTCTTGCGCCGTGTCGCACGTTGTTATCAATTCGTCACCAAATGGCGCGCCGTCCCTTAAATACACCTCGTATTCTTCCGTTTCCTCGTTGTAAATATAAATATATTCCTCCATTTTCTTCCCCTTCCTATATGAGAGGGCCGCTTTGGCCCTCTAAACCCTTTAACATAAGTTTGCTACTAATTGGTAAGCTGCTGTCATCACGTCGTCCGCGTCCCTCTCAAACCCCGTTTCGTTATAAGCTGTTGCGCCGTTACTATCGCTTTGAAAAACTCTCATGCCACATTCTTCGCCGTCGTATAAAATTTCGTAATGCTTTTCTTCCATAACTTCCGAAAGTTCTTCCAGTAACACTAACTCAAATTCGCAGCACCCTCTTTCGAATTTTATATTTCCATTTTTGTAGATTTTGAAACTAACTTCTAATGGTCCCTCTATCCAGTTTGACGGGTTTAAAACTTTTTTAACAATTTTCATTTTTTCCCTCCTGATTTTTTATCCCCTTACGCTTCTTCTTAATTATCTTAACTTGTCCATTGCTTCGTCTATTGCATTTAAATCTTCGTTGTACCAACTAGCCATGCTACTTTCTGCGTCATTTCTTTTGTTTTCAGTTTCTAATTTAAGTGCGTGTAATTCGTCAAAAGTCATATCTTGTAATTTTTTCATTTGTTTCCTCCTAATTTTTTATCCCTTATGTTTCTTCCTAATACGATTATACTTGAATTATTATAATAATCCAAGTAAAACTTTCATTTATTTCCATTTATTTTTATATTTTTTTTATTCTATGTATGGGCGGGCCGAAGCCCGCCGTTTTCTCTTTCAAATTATTTTCATTTTTTAATATATTTTTTTGGCTGCTGCTGCTTCAAGTTCTAAAATCTCTTTTTTAACGTAACTCAACAATTCTTCCCGTTCTGATTTTTTTTCTGTGTCGCCGCCAGTGTAAGGCTTTGCTGTAATATCGTCGTAAGCGTTTTTCAATTTTGCCTTTGCCTCTAAGATATTTTTGTAAGCCGCTTTTATTTCTTCCTGGCCAACCGCTGAATACGTTTGTTTTTTTAATAATCTATACCCAAATTCTTTTTCCACTTCAACTATGCTCATTATTTTTTCCCTCCGTTTTTATTGTAATCTACAAAAGCCTCAAACACCTTTCTAAATTCGTTTCTATTAACGCTTATTCCGCACTGGTCCCAAAGTGCTCCTCTGACACAAACGCCGTCATGCATATTGCACACACCCGATTTTCTTACCTTTTCCATTGCTTCCATTACCTTTTTTTCCACTCTACTCAACCTCCAAATCTCTAACCGAATAAACCAAGCTTGTAATATCCTCTAAATATTCGTTGTCCGCTTGCGGGAACACTTTTAAAACTTCGGCTTTTATAATTTTCTTTGTCGGAACCTTTACGCTTTCCAAAACCTTTAACACTATTTCTATAATCTTGTTTCGTCTTTCCAATCTTTCGCGCCATTCGCTTCCTTCATTTTCCCAAGCTTCCCGTTCTGCCTGCTGCTCTCTGTAATTTTTCATTTTGTCGCCTCCTTTTTTATATAAGCGGGCCGGAGCCCGCAATCTTTAGTGTTCTTCAGTTTGTATTTTCAAAGCTTCCCATATTTCTTCAAAACACCCATTTTCTTCCGCAATTTCTAAAACTTCATTTACCTGGTTCCAATACTTGTATTCGCCGCTTTTCATAAATTTTATGTTTAATTTCAACGCCTTTTCTAGCATTTTGTATCCTGCAACTTCTTCTTCGTCCTGCTCATGTAAAGCGTTTTCTAAATCGTCTATCATTTCGTCAATCGCTCTTATTTTTGCTTCCAATCTTTCGATATCTCTTTCTAAAAATACCTTGTAACATGGTTCTTTTCTGTTTTCCTTCTTTAACATTGCTAACTCAAAATATCTTTCATTTCTCTTTGCTTCAACTTCTGTCTTTTCGCTGTAAAGTCCTTTTAAAAACTCACTCATTTTCTTCCTCCTATTTTTTTAGTTTCCCTTTTGTCTTGCCTAATACGATTATACTTGAATAAATATTATAATCCAAGTAATATTTTCATTTTTTTTAATTTATTTTCATATTTCTTTCAAAGTTCAGCATTTTAGTAATCACTTCCAAAACATTTTCAAATAAAAAAACGGCCCTTCAAGGCCGCTTCCAATTATTCGGTGTCGCCAAATAGTTCAATTTCCATTTTTTTAATCGCTTTCTTTTTTATCCTGCTTACCTGCCTTACCGAATACCCTATATAATTCGCAATATCATATAAGCTGCGCCTTTGTTCAAAATAATAACTTCTAACTATATTCTTTTCAAGCT